TTCACTGTCAGTCTGAGTGTCTTTCTTCAAAAAGATAGTTACTGCCGGCAGTTCGTCTTCGGTATATTCTGTTTCCGGAGAGTCAGGCTGCAGTTTTACGATCGGGTTCAAATAGTTAGATCCGGATTTCTTAACCTTTTTGGATTTCTTGATCCAGCAGCCGGCAATTTTACCAATAGCACCATTTACAGCAACGCCTGCCTGGAATTTATCAGCAGACAGGAACATCGGATCTGTAAGCAGTTCTTTTTCCTGAGCCGGATGAATAAACATTACCTTGTCGATGCCGTCCTCTTCATCTTCGAACTTTGTTACTGCTTCCACGATACCGTTGTAGTTAATTGCGTTGGCAGATTCATCCGCAGACACCTTAGAGGCGTACACAGCGTCCAGAACGTCATTATCCACTTTCCCAGCAACTGCCTTTGCAAGCTGAGCGACTGCCTGACCTACAGGATTACCCAGGCCAGAGAGTCTTGCCTCTTCTGTAATGCCTACAGCTTTCATTGCTTTCTTAATGGAGAATGTAACAGTGGATGCAGTCATCGCTGTTAGATCTACTTCTGTGCCTTCTGCGATGTCCTGCGCATCTCCAATGTAGTTCCATGACGGAACGGTCTTAGTGTCTCCAGGCACACCTACAAGAGTTGTGTCCACCTTTGCATAAGGTGTGATCTTACACAGTGCATCAATCTTTGCATCAATCATAGGTCCCATTACTTCAGGATCAATTACATTTTTAATAGTTGTATTAGCCATATCGTTATTCACCTTTCATTATTGTTTTGTATTCGTCTTCGTGTTCTGTTTTGTACTGAAGAATATCATTATATGGTTTCTTCAGTAGTTCTTCTTTGGTCATCGCCTGGTTGTTGTTGCCTTCCGGAAGTTTTTGCTCATCAATCTTTGTGGACTTTTTGCTTTCGAACATCGTAGGGATCTGAGTCTTCAGCCCGCTGATCAGGTCGTCAATACCAGCAACATTTCCTTTATCGTCAAGCTTGATATCCCCCTTTTCTTTGGCTTTATAGACCAGATAGTCAGTATCTACTGCGCCCGCATCTTTCAGTGCGAATTTCAAGGCATTATCGGTCTTCAGTGTCTCATTCTCAGCTTTCAGCTTTGTTATCTCCTCCTCATACCCTGTGATCTTCTCCTGCGCCTCCTGGTCCTTTCCTGTAGACTTCTTGAGTTCCTCAATAAGTTTATTCGCTTTATCGAGTTCGTCTCCCTTGCTGGTCATATCCGTCTCCAGAGAGGAGTATTTATCTTTCGATACATATTCACCGCCAGTTAGATTTGCCAGCTTGATCTGCTTATCTTTATTGGCTTCGTCACCATTGTAAGCATCTACTTTTTCTTTGAATTTACTGTACAGTTCATCGCCTAAAATCTCTTTTAAAAACTCCATACATTTTCCTTTCCTTGTCTGCGTTTTTATATCCGGTGTCGTCCGGTGACAGCAGCAGTTTATTTCTCATGCTGTAGGAGTGATCGGCGTCAGTTTAAACGTCATAAGCTTTTTTCGGACATAAAAATAAGCACCCTGATCGGATGCCTGAAGCACTGTTTAACCCACAGCTGGGAGGCAAAGGATCACCGCCTTTCATTCTGCATTATCAGGGGCGCACTTGTTTTCCCGTCTGGGCTTTATTCTCACCCTATATCCGTCTTTTATATCCATGTTATCATCAGCGTATATCGTGACAATTGGCTCTGGTTCTCCGAATGGCGGATCTGTCTCAATTACTATTCTTTCGCAATTTATGAATGGTGGATTGATTAGTTTCATGCGTACCTCCTTTGATTTTTGGTATAAAAATACCACCGGCCATATTAGCCCGTGGTATCAATCCCATATTTCATCTTTCGGCATGAGTTCCAAGACATCATAAAATTTTGGTATCTCTGATATGGTTTTTCCTGCCTTTAGTGCCTCCAATACCTGTATCTTTTCATCTAACATCTTGTCAGAATCCAAATCAAAAAACTTTATCTGAGGAAAATCTACAGAGAAAAGCAACTCCATTATTTTTTCTTGTTTCTTGATTTTCTCAGCATCATTCATGCCATTCACCCACCCTTTCAAGCATCTGCGATATCAATTTGTCTAGTTCGCCGCAAAGCTCTGGCTTATCTCTCCTCAGCATAGCAATCAGATCAGGCCTTGTGACACTTAACGATCCGTAATTAGCAATAGTTTCTTCTAATTGCTTCGACATATTTCTGTAATAAGCTGTTCCATGTCCATAAAGTACAGTTCTGTTTTCACTATAGCGCCCTTTTGAAAGTGCATCGTAAATATCTTGTAAATTCCCGATGCCTCCTCCAAGTGCATTTCTACACTCATAGTCCATCAGCTCGCTTTTCTCTTTCCACAACTTATTAGCCATTTTTTTATATTCTTTATACTTCTTCGGATTTGACCAAGGGTCGCCGTCAGGAAAATATTCTTTATCCAAATCATCTATCTTCTTCTTGTATTTGTCTCCTATCCGTTTATGGATGCTGTTATACTCGTCTTTATACTGCTTAAACAGTTTTTCCATGTCGTCTGAAATGCCTTTCCTGCTTGAGTCTAGCACCTTTGCCAGTGTTTTACTTCCCATGCTCGCCCAAGTGCTAGGATCTTTTGCGTCTTTTCTCAAGAGAAGATCAAGAAAATGCATCTCTTCGTGGAGTGTTGTATTTACCTGCCCAGAAATATTATCACCGGTCAGTTTAGGAATCTTAAGTGTTACTTCTATAAGATTTCCAGTTCTCCCGTTATAAGTGTAATGGACCGCATGATCTCTTGTATGTGATATTTTAAAAGTAACGCCTTGAGATTTGAGCTTTTCAATTTTTCCAATACTATTATACAGCCTCAGCGCATTGGGATCCGCTCCTTCAAGTGAATTAACGTAATCAATAAGCTTTTGAGTAATCTTCTTTTCTCTGCTTGTCTTGAATGCATCTGAAAAACTATCTGAATCTAGCTTTATTGTACTATATTCTTTAGCTTTTTCAATATGTTCCTCAGCCTTTTTTTTGAAAGACTCATAATTCTTTTCTTTAAGCGTTACAAGCTCATTCGTATTCCCGTTCATCTTGGTATAATCGGCTTTTGAAAGCGCCCATCGCGCCCTCTGCAGCAGTGCACAGCGACAATTACAGACATTCATGGCGGATCCACCGACACCAGGTGCACCCATCTTCTCACCGCCGACCTCAAACGGTTCATCAAGCTCCCTGATCTGCCCATCAGCCTTTACATGCCAGGGACGTGTCCGCCCATCCATAGTGGAATCCCACTGCTTAACAACATCCGCACCCTTGTCCTTAGCCTTCTGTTGACAATCCATTGTAGCTTCATTCTGAATCCGGTGTCCTTCTGTACGTGCAATCCTAATAGCATTGTTGATCGACCGTTTGAACGGATTATTCATCCCATTGGCTATGTGCCCGGCCATCTCATTCCAACTGGATCCATTTGCGATACCTCGTGACAGTTCTGCTCTGATAGATTTCTTAAGGTAATTTGTATCCTCTCCTAACCTCTTATATAGCGGTTTAGAGATCTTTGAGTCTGTCTGCAGTGCTTTTATAACCTGGCGCTGATCTATCGGAAATACAAGCGGAATTCCTTGCCCCTGCAGATCATACAGTGTTCCAAAGAATCCATTCTCATATGATGCGCTAAGATAGTCAGTGATCTTATCAAACTGGTTAATGTTCAGCGTGTCGATAATGCCATCTAGTTGTTGTTTCATCGCTTCCTGGTACTGCGTCTGATAGACTATGGATTGTATGTTCTCAAGGTCTGTGCGCATACCCAGTTCTGCAATTCGTTCCTCACAGTCTTTCCTTGCCTGACCATATACCCGTTTCAGCTGATTGATAATCTTTTTTTCAGCGTCAAGATGAGTCTGTTGTACTTCTTTTTGTCTCTTATTCATCGCCAGCACCACCGTTCAGCAGTGTCTGTGCCTCAATTGGTGCCTGCGTCTCATCTTTCGGGATCTTGCTCTTAATCTCGGTGTAGTCTATGTCAAGTACATCGCAGATCTTCTGTAGGATTGTTTCATCATCAAGAATATTGGCCAGTGACATCAGAGTATTGATTTCTACTTGTTCTTTCTCCGCCTGAGCTTTTTCGATCTCTGCATTATCCTGTGCATTGGTCATAACCTCACGATCGAATTTAAATGTGACATCCTTAAGCTGATAATCTGTGTCGTCACGATCATTGATCTCATCTAGAACTACTTGCAAGATTTTCCGGAAGAACTGTTTCAATCGGATCTCTAACTTATTACACTTAAGGTCCAGAAGAGCGTACCGGCTCTTAATCACTATGTTGGTTATGTTTCCATCGCCAACCTGAGAACTGTTGAATCCCATACCAAACCGGTATATGTTCTTTTCATCCAATTCAAGTTTGATTTTACGAGCCTCATACGGAATATCAACGGTCTTAACATCTACACCTCCATCGTCATCCACCCCGATATGCTTTTTAACCTTAAGATTTTGGACTAACTCATCAAGATTATCCCCATCAAAACCCTTAACCACATAGAGTGCATCCGCAAAGTCCTGCAGATTATTGGATAAGCTGCATGCCATCAAGTCGTAATCATCAATCAGACCCTTAATCGGTTTCAAACCTGAAAACTGCTTGCGTCCATTATCCAGTCTAAAAAATGGGATATACCCAAGAACCTCTCCATACTTATCGCCTTTTTCGTCGATCTTGATCACATGTGGCCGTGGATTTAGTGATTCGGTCTTATCCAGTGTTATCTTATTATCCTCTTCTACATAAAAATAGATCTGAGTTTTATCCCAGACCTGAATCCTTTTAACTTTCTTTTTCTTCTCTGTGTAATCATCATACACATATATAACATGATCTTCCTTATCACTGGCGTATTTGCCTTTAACCTCAATAACACCCAGGGAATCGGCATACTGGAATGTTGTCTTATCTTCACTGTTCTTATAGGCATATACATAATCAAAGCCTTTGGACACCGTTCCAGTCAGGAGATCGTAGATCTCAGAATAAAAATCATCATTGAAATAATCATCCAATTCTTTCTGCAAATCAGCGTTTTCGGACTGTAAGATATTATCCTTACCAGATAACATGTACTGCACTTCCTGATCCACCAGCTCTGTGAAAAATGGATGATTGATCTTGATATTGCTGCGCAACTTATCAGGCTTTAACTGCCCATTATCGTCAACGTAATACATCTGATAATCAAGTATATCATGTCGTGACTCATAATAGTTCTGTCCCTTCCGGGCCTCTCGTTTCTTATTGCTTGCAGCATCCTCTTGAATAAAATTACTGATCTCGTCTATTGAAAGCATCTATCTCACCTCCTTTAATACAACCATTGTTTATGCTTGCGCCATCCCTCGACTCCATACCTAAGTGCTGCCATTGCATCATCCTGGAAGGGAACCGGCTCATCCAGATATTCCCCTGTCTTCTCATCCTTTTTCCATTTCCATTGCTGCAATTCCTTGATTGTATTCGTGCATGAGGGATGTACGTATATCTTGCGTTGTATGGCATCATCTTTACTGACAGCGCCTTTCAACCAGTCGATCTGCGTTGCCTGGTACTTCTTTTCAGTGGTGTGCTCCTTCTTTACCGCACGGGCTCTAAATCCTGCTGTCTTCCATGTCTTAATTCGGTCAGGCTCCGCTGAATCACAGTACATAATCCTATTCTTCGGTATGCCGGCATTAATCGCCAAGGGAACTATCTCTGCGGTCTCCTTTTCGAAGACATACACTTCTTTCAGGATGTAGATATTATCATCCTTCATGCCTAGTAATAAAATCGCATTGGCGTGATTGAATCCGAAATCTTGTCCGATTGCTATGTCGTCATAATCAGCAAGATTCTGAGATATATCAGCTGTCTGCCAGTTGTGCAGGATTAGGCCGCCAATTTCTCCCCATTCTCCAAGGCCATATATGCGATATCCTTCCGGATCCACCTTCTTACGTCGTTCCATGCGCTCGTGATAAGCATCGTCGATAAATCTATTGCCCAGGTACGTGCTATGGTGCGTCATTACATTGGCATCCGGAACATCAAAAAAGACTTTCTTTATCCAGTGATTCTTGTTCACCGGATTGAAAGTCATCCTGATCTGATAAAATTGATTGTCTGGCAAAGTACCACGCAAGCGGTCGTCAATGATCTCGAAATCTGCTTGTGTGATCTCCGTTGCCTCTTCTATCCATACATCTGTCAGCTTCCCACGCTGAAATGTGATTGACTTAAGTTTTTCTCGTTGTTTTTCATCGTTCACACCCCTAAATATGATCTGATTTCTGTTGGCTCTACACGTCAGTTGCAAGGGACTTTGTTTGACAGCCCAGTACTTATCAGTCTTATTTCCAAACATCTTGTATAGGGCTCCTGTGAGCTCTGCGTAGGTGCTGTCACGATTGGTTATATCCGACTTACGTATACACACCAAATTACGTCCTTTGTCCTGCATCAGTCTCAGCAGGTAATGTTGAGCAGTATCAACAGATTTTCCTGATCCGGCCGATCCCATCATAACAATGTACCGCTTATGACTCTGATCAACGCTCTTAAAACAAGGATTGGCTTGTACAGTTATGTTCATCCGCTGTCATCCTCTTCGGATCCATAATCGATATTGATATTGAGCTCAGCGTCCATATCCAGGTCGATCTTATCTGTAAATATTCCATATCGCTTGCCGATCAACTCCGCGGCTTTCAGCCGGTCCTTTTCTCCGACGGCTATATTGTCTATCGTCTGGTGCCCTTCACCAGCGAACCGCAGTGTCTCCTCTTTGTGTTCTCCTCGCATGGTCGCAGTAAGGAATTCAATTACTTCCTGCGCATCCGCAGTCTTCTGATTGTGGATCTGATCCAGCTGATCATCGAGATAAGGTCGAATGTTAACATTGGATAACAGTCTTGCCCCCTGTTCTTTCGCTGTTTTCTTACTATATCCCGCCCTGATAGCTGCCTGAGTGGCATTCAAATCTATCAGGTACTCATCACAGAAGCGTTTCTGTTTCTTTGTCATTCAGGTAGCCTCCTTCCTAAAAGCAAAAACCGGTCTCATTGTGTTGATGACTGATTTTTTATAATACTATAATTTTTATCATTTTTTATTAGCTACTGCGGAAATTATGTAATTAATAAATGCAGAACATGATACCAACATAAACTCAGCTTCCTCAAAAGT